TCTAGATAGTCATCCGTCTCCGACACGAGCCGTATATCACTAATTGTACTGCTGGCGAGCGTGCCGGTGCGGCCATCCAAAGCAATTCGTACCTCGTCTGCCAACTCGCGTGCCGCGTCGTAGTAGAGTGCCCAAGAGGCGATCTGAAGATTGACGACAGGTTGGTACAGCGGCCCGATGAGAGCGGCGTCTCGGGTGATATTATTTCTCTTGTAGATACAGAACGGCAGGACGGCGGTCTTCGGCACGGCAATCGGAAACACCTGAAAGCCGACCAGCCTCGCTACCGCAGGGGTGGTGACTAGCCTCTGGAAAACGTGTTTTTCGGGTGAGATGATCACTTAGATAGCCTGTCGATATTGGCCTGAATTGCCGCCTTGAGCGTGCTAAACACGGCCCCCTGCTGCTCGCTGATGGTCTTTTCCATCGCGTGAGACGCGGGCATTTGGCCGTATGTCTCGCCGGGGTGCAGTGTGATGGGGTGCATCTTGTTTCCGGTCTGGCCGAAGTCGTGCGGGTAGCCCTTACCCATCAAGGCTTGACGTGATTCCTCGTACTTGCTGCCCATCAGGAAGTAGTAGCCCTTCGACATATTTGCGAACTGCTTGTCGTTCGCCGACGAGTGCCGCCGCATTTTCCCGTTGATCATCTGATGGACGTTGATGTAGGTGCGGCGACCCTTTGTTCCTGGCTTGCGCGTGCCGGAACCAAATTCAAAAAGCCACGCGGCATTCCCCGAGCCGCCCTCTTCTGTGGCGCTGCCCGACCCGGTCTGACGGGGGCCGACGATCGCGATGGTGGCGGCGTCGTATGTCTTGGTCTTGATGTAGACCGACTTGCTCAGGTTGCCGGTGGCGTCTCTGATCTTCGCCTTATAGCCCTGCTTAATGTGCTCGCCAGCCTTCTTGACCGCGGACTCGAGCGTGTTTGGCTCGCCCATCTGCGCAGCCAACGATTCAAGCCTCTCTGCCAGCTCACGAATGCCAGCGGTCTTTACCGTGACGAAGCCTTCCGCGAGCGACTTGCCCGTCTGGCCGCCGAATGTTCTGGGCGATCCCTGTCCTTGCGTAATCATGTCGCCTCCTCCCTCGCCAGTATCTCATGGATCGAGCGAGCCTCTCGCTCAAGCACGCTGGATATCTCCATCACGCGACCACGCCACAGGAGGCGGTGCTGATGCGTGATGCCGGGGAAGAATCGAATGCGAATGCGGTGGGTGACCAATGCTCCGGCCTGCTGGGCTGCGAAGTAGTCGGCTGCCCTAACGCCCATGACGCTGGCGTAGACCGTGGCCTCGTCCTCCCAGGTCAGAGTCGTCTCGCCGAACGCGCTCTGCTGATCCACTGGCCTCTGGATCGTCACCCGCTCCCGCATGGTGCCTGAGTTGATCATCGATCACCCCATCCATAGTGCGGTGTAGGTGCCTGATCCAGAGGGAGCCGATACCGTGATCGTCGCCGTCACTGGCAGGACGGCCATCCGGCCGGCAGAGACGTTGATGCTGCCGGCCAGCCGCAGGACATTCGCGCCTGTGTTCTTCACGACCAGCGTCGAAAGGGGCGTGGCACCGACGATCTGCACCGCAGCCGTGCCGACGCTGCCATTGATCGTCTGTGCCGTCGTCAGGGCAGGGGAGAGATGCTCCGACAAGTTGCCGATAGTCAGCGACGTTTCGTCGACATCGTGGTATACGGCGTCGATGTCGATGCGGGCGCGAACGGTCATCGGTAGACCCCCTGGCTGGCGGCGGCGAGTAGCGTCTCGAACGTCTGCGGCACAGACTGAGGTGCCCCAGTGACCGCGGGCTGCCGCGTGTCATAAAAATGGGCCGTCAAAAGAAGGATCAAGTGCTTGACCACGGGTGGCGCGGCCTGCCCGTCGTCGCCGTAGCCCGCCGAATACCGCACAGTCACCGAGTTCTCGTCACCTCGAGTCGCCGGCCACGAGCGAGCCCACTGCGGGTAGATGCGGCCGGGGAGGACGCTGGCGTCGATCTGGAAGTCGGTGGCGCTCGAGAGCGTGCCGTAGGTGCCATCGCCAGTGCGGTAGGTCACAGTCACCGCACGATCCAGCATCGGCAGCCTGGGCAGGATGATCGCCCAGACCGGAAACAGATCGTACTTGACCTCCCAGACGGTCGTGCAGATCGTGATGTCCAGAACATCCTCGACGTACTGCCTCGCGACCGCGATCAGCGACTGAATGTAGAGATCGTCCGCATCGGTATCGACGCGGCAGTGCTGCTTGGCAACGGACAGACTGACCGGCTCCACGGCCGGCGACGTGATTCGCCGAAGACTGCGATACGGCGTGATCGTCGGCGTCGGGTTCTGCGGCGTGCCGAAGATAATCGTGTCCATTTATCGCCTCTTCTTCTGTACCGTCTTGGTTGTCATGTCAGCCCGCTCGACGGCCACCGGCGCGGCCTCGGCCGTCTCGACCTCCTGAATCAGCCCTCGCCGAATCAGGATGTCGCACATCCCAGGAGACCAGTCGTCGAAGACTTGCCCCTTCTCGTAGCAGTCGAAGCTCTGGAGGATGCGGATTCTCAATTGACTTGCCCCCAGGCGTCTTCTGGTGCCTTCTGGCCGCCGTTCCAATACTCCGTCGTGTGCTGCTGCACCTTGCCGCCCTCGGCCTTCCGCGAGGGCCATGTGACCATCAGTTCGGCGTGGCCGACGCTGACGTGCGTTGCCAGCCCCAGCTTGTTGCCACAGGCAGCCCAGTTTTTCCAGAAGCCGATATCTTCGTCGGTATGCCCTCCCGACCACTCGCCGTCAGCATTCGCCTTGGAAATGAACCAAGGCTTCTTCATCTTCTTGAGAGCCGCTGTTCGCAGGAACGTCAGCCCGAAGTGGGCCGTCTCGACAGGCTGGACTACCTTCTGAAAGAAGTCGCCGTCCACCGTCGTCTTCGCGTCCACGTCGCTCCCTGCCAGAGCGAACATGACCGCATTGGCCTCCCGCTTGGTCTGGAGCGGCGCGATGGCGTCGTATCCAGAGTGCAGGAGCAACGCCAGCAACGCCTCGACCGTCTTCGAGTTGAAGACCGTGTCGTAGTCGATGGTCAGGATCACATCGTTGTCGTCGATGACCTGTTCCATCGCCCGCTGAAGACACTGGCCCCAGTAAGCACCAGTCACCTTGATGGGGCTGATGCCGTGTGGGGCCAGGGCCGACGAGACACAGAAGAAATTGTCAGTGAACCCAAGTCGCGGGGTGCTCATCACCGCCGCGACTTTGATTTCCGCTTCGACGTTTCCGACACGAATCAGCATGGATCGCTCCTAATATGGAGCGGGCGCGCATCCATGCGCCTTTGTCGGCCGTCGTGGCCGTCCCGCAGTTCGGGAATCAGCCTCGAATCCAACCGATGCAACCAGCCTCGGCAGCAGTCGTCGGGGCATCGCCACGGGACAGCCGAGCCGACACGACAGTGTTCACGCTGACCGCGGGGGTCGCCGTGACCTTGAGGTATCGCTTCCGAGCCTTCGTGTCGACATCGAGCTTCACGATGGCGGCCGACGCGGTGTCGGTCACGGCCGGGATCGCGAAGTCGGTGCCGCCGACGAAGCCGGTGACGTTCGCGTAGGACGAGTTGTCATCCGACTCTTCGATCTTCAGCACGCTGGCGAACGCCGTCGAGGCGTTGCTGGCACGCATGACAGACACGCTGGCGTAGTCGTAGCCGAGCGAGTCGATCGTCAGGGTCACGGCACTCGTGCCGACCGAAGCCGGGACGGAGGCCACAACCTTTACATTCTGGGCGTGGATCATGGTCTAGGGGTTCCTTTCCTTGAGGTTTTGGTTGTTAGGCTCACGAGGCCGCGGTCTTGAGGGCAATCACAGGGCCAGCGGTCGTGTTGTCGCCCAGCGAGTGGTGGTTAATGTCGAAGCGGAGCGAGCCCTGGAGGAGGAGCTGGTCGGTCGTCGCGTACACTTGGTCGTACAGCTTGACCGAGAAGTCCCGGCGACGAGCGTAGATGCTCGACAGGCCGAGGTTCGCGAACAGCACCTTCACCTTGCTCGGATCGGCACCGAGCGTGCCGTCCATGACGTGGACGAGGTTCACCGGGTAGCCGAGGAACTGCTCGTTCACGCCGCCACCGACGGACTCCACGGTGTTGCCACCAGCCGCGTACCGGAGACGAGCCATCGAGGCAGCGAAGCCGGCCGGCGAGATGAAAAAAGCTGCCCCTTGGCGGG